TAATAAGGAAAATCACTTTTGGTGGTTATCTCTTCTATAAATTTTTTTTGATTTTTATTTAAAAAATTTTTATCTTCTATGTAAAACATATTATTGAGTGTATCCGTACCATCCTGTTATTATTATTTTTTCCTCTTTATCAGCAACGCATCCTTTATGTAGATGGGTCCAGTCAGATGGCCATATCACAGTCAAACCTTTTTTAGGTTTTATTTTTACTTTTTGATGAAACCACTCTGTTTCACCTTGGCTATTAACATCATTAAGATATGTCATAAAAACAAGATTTCTATATGCTGAACTTAAATTAGAATTTTCTGTATGCCATTTTAAGTAACCTTGATTTTTTTTATATTTTTGAATACACATGTTCTCTACCATTCCCCATGTTGCAACATTTTCGTCTAATGTTGGAAACAATTTTTTGTATTCATTGATACATTCTCTTAACGCTAAAGAATAAGTTATAATCTCTATTTGTTCACAATGAACTTCAATATCTGTAGATTTTTTTAATGGATCTTTTCCAACATCAGTAACGCCTGGTTTTTTTAATTCAGGATGTTTATTATAGTATTCAATTACTTTATCGCAGTCTTCGTGATTAATATACCAACCTTTTATAAAATAGTCTTGTTTATTTATTTCATGTGGTTTCATTAGTATACCCAAGATATCATAGAATATCTTGTCCCCTTTGTAACTGACTCAACTTTATGTGGATATAAAAAATTTGATGGAAAAATTAATACATCTCCTGATTTTAATTTTATTTGCTTATCATGTATAAAAAACTCTCCACCTTCATAATCATCATTTAAAACAGTTAGTATACTTAATATTGGAATCCCTCTCGTATTTCCATCAAATATAGTTGTGATATGATCACAATGCTCAGCCATTTTTTTATTTTTCATATACTTATTAAATCTAACCAAAGAAAAACCAGCCCAGGAATCCCACCAAGAAAAATTATAGTAGTCCATATATTTTTGTATAGCTTTATAATAAGTGTCCATTATAATTTTAACTGTAGAAATATCATCACTATACATCGTAGATAATTCTTTATTACCCGATAACTTTTCTTCTGTATTTGTAAAACGGTTATAAAAAGTGTGCTCTCTCCAGTTTTGTTTTTTATATACCTTTAATTCTTTTACTGTTTGTTTGCATATATCTTTACTTAAAAAATTTTTATAATGGTGGACATATGTTGTTAAGTCTTTATTTATCATAATTTTAATTCAGTTAGTTTTCTAAAAGATCCTATTGTTCCTTTAACAAAAGTATTAAATGCTAGACTAATTCTAGTATTTTTACCTTTTTTATTTTTTACGTTATGTTTTAAATACGATGGAAACAGAACTAAATCTCCTGTCTCTACCTCAAAAACCCATGAATCACTATTAAAGTGATGATATTCTCTTGGTACTATTTGAATTGTTCTTTTACTATCTAGTCTATGAAACTGTATAGAATCAAATTTTATATCTGCATCAAAATAAAAAACCCCAGAAACAATTGAGTTTGGATGTTGATGTGCATGATGATACTCGGTTTCGTTTGTATAGTTTAACCACGATTGAGTTATATATAATTTTGTTTTTTTTTCAGGAGTATAAATTTTTTCTACATACTCATCTATGTGTTTTTGTAATTCTTTTTTTAATTTCTTAAATGGTTCTTGATTTAATATGTATGTATCTAAAGAAGCATAATTACCTTCATTTTTAAATTTATCTTTGCTACATTTTTTTAAAAAAATTTTTTCAATTTTTGATATGGGTCTATTTATGGAACTTTTATATACAGGTTCTGAAAAGATCCCTTGAATAATAGTATCCTTTATCATTTTAATACAGGTCCTTCAAAAAAAAGAGCTAATGTTCTTCTTTCATTTTTAGTAACCGGCTCTACTTTATGGTTTAAATAAGATCTAAAAACTATCATGTCTCCTGGTTCATTAAAAGGTGTGGTATATTCAGACCCATTGAATAATTTAAATTCTCCACCACTATAAGGTTTTTCTGATATGTTTATTAAAAAGGTTAATTTATAGTCAATATGATTTTCAAGAGCTTGATCAATATGCCAATCGTAATTATCTTTTGTATTAGGGTTATATATATTTATACAACATCCATCATATTTATCTAAATCATATAAATCAAAACCAAAGTTTTGTCGGTTCACTCTCATGACTTTTGAAACTTCTTCTTTAAAATAAGGTTCGATTAATTCATATGTTATTAAAAAAGTTTTTAAAAATTTCTTTTTCTGACCCTCAGGACCCTTTGCTGCAAAATCTTGTGTTTGAATTGTGTGCAGGTTTTTATTCAAAAGTCTATTTACTTCTTTAATTTTTTTTAAAGGTATGACTTTTTTCCATAACCAATAATCTATAGATTTCATACTATCTTTCTTTTTATATAATAGGTGATATACTATCTAATAGATTTAATCAAGATAATTTTATTATTCTGGAATAAGGTCCCAAGTTGTAGTAGCTTCATTCCATCTATATAATTTTTCATCTCCTGGAAGATCTACAGGGGCTTTCCAATCACAAATAGATTCATCTAGTACCCATGATTCAAAAGGTTTTGGTGGTATGAAAGCGTCTCTAGTTGAATCGTACACAGATCCATCAGAGGGCTTATTATATCTAAAAGCTGTTCCACCTAATTTATGAACATTATGCCAAGTGTTATATGAACCTTGTTTCCAATTAGAAGATTGCTCTTGATATGTATCTCTTAAAAATTGAACTCCAATAGACTCTTGTTCATTTCCGTTTTCATCTTTCAAAACGTCATTATGAACAGACTCTACTTTTAAAACTAAACCATTATCATTTATTCTTGCAAAAATAGCCATGTTTATCCTGTTTTATAAGTCCCTGATCCTGTGAATGTAAGTATGGTATTACTACCACTTGTTGTTACTGTAGGGGACCCTGTAACTGATCCAGAATAACTTTCTGTAGGGACGCTTATAATAACAACTCCTTTACCACCGGAACCGCCATTACCTCCGCCGCCACCGCCTTGATTAGCGCCGCCATTGGCACCTCCAGAATATCCAGCTTGATTTCCGCCATTTCCGCCGCCACCAGATCCTCCGGATCCTCCAGATCCTCCGCCTTCAGAAGCTCCTCCGCCTCCGCCTGCGTATGTTACTGATGAACCTGTAATTGAATTTGATGAACCTCCTCCACCAGATCCTCCTGGTTGAGATGTGCTTGGAACAGATGATCCACCACCGCCAGCACCGCCGCCTCCTGCTCCCGGATAGTAAGGTCCTCCTGGACCACCAGCAGATCCGCCGCCGTTACCTTGTGAAGGTGAAACTGAAGGTACATTTCCAGATCCTCCCGGTGTACCATTTCCTCCACCGCCTCCAGATCCTCCTTGACCTGCAGAAGGTGAATTTCCATTTCCACCTTTTCCGCCACCAGCTGATGTGTATGTTCCTACGTTAGATCCTGAATATTGAGAATTACTTCCAGATTGTTGGTTTCCACCACCATCACCTACGGTGATTGTAATTGTTTCATGAGTGCTAATAGTTCTACCGCTATCTGAACGAAAACCTCCAGCACCGCCGCCGCCACCGTTAGCTCGGCCACCGCCGCCGCCACCGCCAACAACTAAAAAATTAACATCAAAAGGTAAAGCAATAGGTTTTTTACCCCCTGATCCAAATCCTAAAATTTGATAACCAAAACTCATTCAATTCTCCTTATGCGTCGTTAGCAGCGTCAGTAGTGAAGAATATTTTAATACCTAATAGTTTTGCATCAGCTGTTAAGCTATCTTCCGATACATCTCTTTGTATTTGAAAGAACACCTCTTCATCTGTACTAGGTGAACCTGCGATAGTTACCGCGCCACTTTCTGCCGTGACATCTAAATCATTTGCTGTTCCACTGTGAGCTTTTGCTGTTGGTGCAACTGCAGTTCCAAATGCAGTATTAACACTGTCATTATCTGCAATAGCAACACCACTCAATGCCCAAGAAACAGTTCCTGTATTTGTAGAATCTGCTGTAAAATAAGCTTGAAAAGTTATTGTGCCTTCATTCCATGATTTAGGGAAAGCAACAGCAAATTGTGCAAATTCATCTGAATCTTTGTCAAAATCTAAAGTTTTAATTTCAGGGCCGTTTGATAATTCTACTTGTTCTAAGTCTGCACAACCATTTGTTGTATTTGGGTACATAGCCACTGCTGGAACCCAGATAGTTTCTTTTCCTGCAACTTTAACTGCAGACCCACCAGCTTGAACAACACCAGTTCCGTTTGGTGCAATATTAATGTTTCCATTTGCTCCATCAGTAATTGTAATTGTACCTGAGTTAGTCCCTGAATTTGTATCTAATACTAAATCATAAGCACCATCTGTTGTTAGGGTTGCTGAGGCCCCGCCTGTACCAATTCTAGTTTCTCCAGATCCTTTTGGTTTAATGTGAACATCAACATTAGTTTCTCCACTAGCACCTAATATAGGTGGATTCCCTGTTGCTGCATTAGTTACTTCTAATTCATTAACTGCTGAGGCTGTTGTTTGAAATATAATTTGTTCCGCTCCGTTTGCATCTGCAATAAAACCTGCATCTGCTATCTTTGGAGCTGTTAAAGTTTTGTTTGTTAAAGTTTGCGTTCCAGTTGTTGTAACATCACCATCTCCAAAAGCTAAAGTGATAATATCAGGATTAGTTCCATCGTTAGCTGATGCAAAAACTAATTGATCACCTTTGTCTGTAGTTGAGAAAGTAAAAGAATCACCAGATCCAGTCACATATTTAAATTGTACTGTGTATGCACCCGATGTTGAATTTCTTAAAAAATAAAATGTTTGAACGTCTAATGGTATTGTAACAATTGCATTATCAGATAATGACCCAGTAAACTCAATCATTCTGTGAGATAAAGTTGCACCAGTTGATCCATCTGAAACTGAAAGATTAACTGTTCCGCCACTTGTTACTGCTTGTTGTGTAAATCCACCAGAAATTTGTTCTATAATTTGTAAATTAGTATTAGTCTTTGTCCCCCATGTACCAGCGTTTTCACCGGTTGCCTGAAGTTCTATACCTAAAGGTGTATATGTTGATGCCATAATTTTTATCTCCTATTACGCTGCTACGTCTGTATAACTTGTATTAGAACCTGTGTCAATAGCTTGATATGCTTGAATTCCAAATCCAGTAGCAGTTCCAAAGCCTGCAACAGAAGCTGTAGCTGAAACTCCTGTTAATCCCATAACATCTGCAGGTGTTAATGATCCAACACTAGCAGTTGCTGAGACTCCTGTCAATCCTATAACGTCAGAAAGAGTAACTGATCCAACAGAAGATGTCATGGACAAACCAGATACACTTATGGTTGGATTACTATTTGTACTAGCAGTTCCAAGTGATGTTGTTGCAGAAACACCTGTAACTCCGATTGCATCTGCTGGAGATATAGATCCCACACTTGCAGTTGCTGATTGTCCAGTTAATCCTACTATTTGTCCTGCGATATCAATTGATCCCACAGAAGCTGTTAAAGCTTGACCTGTTAATGATGCAGTTATATCTCCTATAACTGTTGGAGATCCAACACTTGCTGTTGAAGAAACACCTGTTAATCCCATCACATCAGCAGGACTAATTGATCCAACACTTGCTGTTGCAGATTGACCATCTAGTAGTATATCACCTTGAATACCCCAAGCATCATCATCCCAAGCTGCTCTACCCCAACCTGAATTTATTTCTGCGGTTACAGTGACTGATCCGATAGATGAAGTTAAACCAAAACCTGTTGGAGTAACGGTTTCATCACCCATATCTCCCCAAGAACCTGAAGAGTCCCATAATTTAGCACCCCAACCAACTGTAAATTCATCAGTTATACCCCAACGACCAGCGCTCCAATTACCTGCACCCCATACATCCTCGTTAACGGTGTTAGCAGTCCAACCCATTTTAGAGTGGTTAGTGCAATAATAATATAAAGTTGGTGCATCAGCAGCGACCTCTATTTGAGTATAAGCTCCAGAGGATCCTGGAGTTCCATTAGTTGTTACGCCGGTTGTGTACTCACTGCCTCCTGAGTGTGTTCCGTTTGGTGTTGTAGAAAATCTAAGTGGGTGTCCAGAGTTTGATGAATCTGATTGATCAAAACGAAAAGTTCCGCCTTCAACTAAAGTTAAAGTTACATCTGCTGTAGCCGTTGAACCATCGATTCCATACTTATTTGATGAACCTTGATTATAATAAGGATGATTTGACGGG